AGAATCGCCATGAGCAGAAAGCAAGCGCGGGGCCGCATCGATCAACTGGAAGCCATCCTTCTGACTGTGGTGGAATCCCTGACGGCCCTGGCAGCCACCATCACCACTCTGACGGTCAACACCATCAAGGCCACGGCCGGCACCGTGACGCAGGGGGCAGGCTCCGGGCGCGCCACCGGGGTTACGCTCAATAACGTGCAGGGCGTCATCACGACCAACAGCACCTCGCTCGCGGCCGGTGCCGAGGCGACCTTCACCGTGACCAACAGCAAGTGCCAGGCCACCTCGATCCCGGTGGTCGCCATGAAGGTAATCACCACGGGTACTCCCGTGGCGCATGTGACGCGGGTGGCGGACGGCGAGTTCGACATCACGCTGACCAACCTGCATGCCTCGACGGCGGACACCTCTGCCGATCAGATCAGCTTCTTCCTCATCAACGCCGCTTAATCAAGCGGATACGCCAAATCCAGCGCCCGGAGGCACCGTGATTGTTCCGCCGAAGCTGACCATCGGACAGAAGATCGCCGCCGCGGCGCTGGCTGCCCTCATTGTTTTCACCGCGGGCGCCTGGGCCGGCGGGAAGCTGGTCGGCAATCACTGGCAAGCGAAGGAAGCCAAGCGAATCAAGGCCGAGCAGAAGGAGTACGCGCGGTTGTCCGACATCGCCTATCAGTTGGGTCAGGCGCTGGCTAAGGAAACCGTCGCAAGACAGGCCGACGTGCGCAGGCTGCGCGCCGAGATCGAGAAATGGAGGAGCCATGCACAAGTCGAAGTCGAGTGTCCGGCCGGTGGCGTCAGGCTGGTGGTGCCGAGCGCTATTCGCTTCGGTGATGATTTTGTCGGCCTCTGGAATGGTGGGCTGTGTGTCGGTTTGCCCGCGACCTCCGGTTCCTGCCGAACTGATGGTGCCCCCGTCGGAACCGATCCTGTTACCCCGGAAACCCTCCTCGGGAACACCATCGACAACGCCGAGGCCTGCAACGCCGATCGCGCCAGGCTCAGAAACGCACAGAAGTACCTGAAGGAAATAGGAGCGGCCGGGAAATGAATGGCGTGCAAGGCAAGGAGATCCCGGTCAATCAGTCGGCCGGAGAGCAAATTCGCATGGAAGCGCAGCTTCATGTGCTGACGCACCGCGTCGAAACGGTCGAGGGCGTGCTGTCGAAAGCCATCGTCGAGATCCGCGATGGCATCAAGGAGATTGCCGCCAACACCGGCAAGCTCGCCGTCCTCGAAGAACGCCACGCCGAGACGCGCGACGGCTTGGAGCGGGCGTTCAAGGAAATCGGGAAATGCCAGCGGGAGCATGACGATACCGACGACCGCATCAAGACGCTCGAAATCGCCATGCCGGACCGCGCCAAGGAGCGTTTGGGTGCCATCGAGGTTGCCATGCCCGGATTGAAGGAGACGCGACGCTGGTTGATGGCCGGCGTCTTTGCTGCCGTTGCCGCTGTCGGCCTGGCCTTGTTCAAGATGGTGGGGCTGTGAGCGCCGCCGCCCGCATCCCATCCCTGCGCGACGAGCGCGAGATGTGGGCCTACGAAATCATGGCGTGCCTGGAGTGCGGCATCCATTTCGAGGACTTCCGCCCGTTCGCCACGCCGGACGACCAGCGCGAGTGCCCGGAGTGCAATGCCACCAACTCCACACCCGCCAGGCATGTGCCGAGCTGCCGAGTCAAGGTGCACTGATGTCCGAAGAACAAAGACAGGAAGATCAGGAAATCGATTGGAATGCAATCGAAATCCAGTATCGCGCCAACACCAAGTCGGTGCGCAGGATCGCCGATGAGCACAACATCTCCGAAGGCACCATCCGCAAAAGGGCCAAGAAGGAAGGATGGCTGCGCGACCCGGAGGGGGTGAAGCGGGAGCTTGTTCGGGCCGCCATGTCCGGAGCCGGTACGCAAAAAGGTACGCAGTCCGGTACGCAAACCGACGAGGAAGTACGCAAGGCCATCAACACCGAGGCGGAACAGGACATCGCCGACATGCGCGACGGCCTAGAGGTGGCGCGGCGCTCCATCTGGAAACTGAAGACGTTGGTGGAGAAGGCCGAGTCGCCGAAGGACGTGAAGGTGATCGTCGAGGCGAACAAGATCGCCGTCGAAACCATCCGCAAGATTCGCGGCCTTGACGATCAGCCTACCGGGGAGACTCCGGTCGACGAGATGCTGGCGCGCCTGCGCAATCTGGGGGCCGAGCTTGAAGGTCAGTGACGACCCGCACATTGACCTTGCGCTGCGCCGCCTCTACGACGACACCCCGCTGTTCTGCGAGAAGGTTCTCCAGATCCGGGACATGCAGGGCCGGCTGGTTCCGCTCAGACTGAACCGCGCCCAGCTGCACGCACATGCCCTGATGGAGGAGCAGCGCCGCCGGATCGGCATGGTCCGGGCGCTGGTGCTCAAGGGACGCAAGCAGGGGCTTTCGACTTACGTTGGCGGGCGGTTTTACCACAGGGTCAGCATGCGCGAGGGTCTGGCTGCCCGCGTGCTGGCGCACAAGATGGATTCGTCGGATGACCTGTTCGGCATCGTCCGACGTTACCAGGACAACAACTGGCTGCATCCGAAGACGGAGACTTCGAGCGCCAAGGAACTGAGCTTCGCCGACACCGATAGCCATTACAAGGTGCAGACGGCGGGTTCCGAGGACATCGGGCGCGGCGGCACGGCGCAGTTTCTGCATGCTTCCGAATTCGCCTTCTGGCGCAACGCGAACGAGCAGTTGGCGGCCATCGGAAACGTGGTCGCCGACGTGCCGGGCACCGAGATCGTGCTGGAGAGCACGGCCAATGGTCAGGGCAATGCCTATCACAACCTCTGGCAGGCGGCCGAGGCCGGTGAGAGCCAGTACATCCCGATCTTCGTGCCGTGGTTCTGGGAGGACCGCTACGTCGCGCCGGTTGCCGAGGACTTCGAGCTCGACGACTTCGAGCGCGATTATGCCGCCGCCTACGGCGGCCTGTCGCTGGCGCAAATGGCGTGGCGGCGCAACAAGATTCGTGAATACGGCCGCGGCTACGAATGGCTGTTCGACCAGGAGTTCCCGGCTTGCCCGAGTCTGGCCTTCGTCACGAGCACGACGGACCCGCTGATTCCGCCCACGCTGGTATCGGCTGCCGTCAATTCCGGCTACAACGTGCGGCAGGGGCCGCTGGTCATCGGCTGCGATCCGGCCGAGATGGGCGAAGACCGCACGGTGATTGTCTTCCGGCAGGGCCGTGTGGTGTTCCGCACAGAAATCTATGTGCGGCGAGAAACCATGGAAGTCGCCGGCATGCTGGTCCGCTACTGGCAGGACTTCCAGCCGGATGCGATTTTTGTCGACAAGATTGGCATTGGTGCCGGCATCGTCAGTCGCATGAAGGAGTTGGGTTGTCCGGTGATCGGCGTGAATTCCGCCGAAAGGGCGACCGATTCCGAGCTCTACCACAACAAGCGGGCCGAGATGTGGCACCTCATGAAGGCCTGGCTGGAAGATCAGCCGTGCCGGTTGCCGGATGAGCCGCAGCTGATCGCCGATCTGTCGGCGCCGGCCGTAGTGTTGCCGGATTCCTCCGGGCGTCGCATCCTGGAGAAGAAAGACCACATGAAGAAGCGCGGCGTGCGCTCTCCTGACTGTGCCGATGCGCTGGCGCTGACCTTCGCCGAGCCCGTGGTGGCGCGTGCCGATCAGCATGGCCATGACGGCTATCCCGGCCACGCGCCGGCCTCCCGCGCCGGCTATTAACGGAATTCCATTATGCAAGCTGCCGAAACCAACGATCAGGTGGTGCGATTCGCCGCCACGGTGCGCCGCGAATTCGAGGTCGGCCGCCACGACGGCACACCGCTGCCGGCGAGCCCGTATGCCGGTCTCGGCGGCACGCTGCTCTCGGAGTTCAGCCGTGCCGAGACGGATCGCATGGATGTCGAGCAGCGCTGGCTGAAGGATCTGCGCCAGTACCGCGGCATCTATGAGCCGGATGTCGAGGCAAAGCTGAAGGGCCGCAGCAAGGCCTTCATGCGCAAGACGCGCGTGAAGGTGAAGACGGTCGATGCGCGCCTGATGGACCTGCTGTTCCCGGTCAACCGCGAGCGCAACTACAACGTCAAGCCGACACCGAAGCCATCGGCGCCGCCAGAGGTCATCGAGCAGGTAAGGAATTCGCTGCGCGAGAAGTTCGAGCGCGACCCTGCCGAGGACGAGTTCGAGGAGGCGCTGCTCAAACAGTTGCAGGAGCGCGCCGACGCCATGGCATCGACTATCGACGATCAGTTGGTCGATATTCGCTACAAGAGCCTGGCCAAGCAGGTGCTGCACTCCGGCAACCTGTACGGCACGGGCATTCTGAAGGGGCCGCTGATCGAGACGCGGATGCGGATGCGCTACATCTATCAGGGCGGCAAGTGGGTGAACTGCCGCGAGGAGTACCGGCTGCCGTTCGTCGATTTCGTGCCGCTGTGGCGCTTCTACCCGGACATGAATGCCACCGAGTTGGAAGGCTGCCGATACGCCTGGGAGCGTCACCTGCTGTCCAAGCCGGCCATGTTGGCGCTGAAGAAGAACAGGTCGTTCGATGGTGTGGCCATCCAGCGCCACGTCGATGCGTACCCAATGGGGCATGCGCAAAAGCGCCAGTTCGAGGACCAGTTGCGCGCCGTGGGTGACAACAAGACCTACAAGACCACGGAAACCGGCGATTACGAGATCCTGGAGCGCTGGGGTTGGATCGACGCCGACATGCTGAAGCGTTGTGGCTGCCCGCTGCCGCCGGGCATGGGCGAGGTGGCGTTCGGCAACGTCTGGGTGCTGCCGCACGGCGAGGTGGTGAAATTCGTGCTGGAGCCCGTCGCCGGCATGCTCTGGCCCTATCACTTCTACTACTTCGACAAGGACGAGACGAGCATTTTCGGCGAAGGATTGGCCGCCATCATCCGCGACGACCAGGACATGATTAACTCAGGTATGCGGGCTCTGCTCGACAACCTGGCCATCACCGCCGGCCCGCAGCTGGAGGTCTTCACCCAGCACATCGACCCACGCACCAAGATGAACGAGGTCTATCCGTTCAAGGTGTGGCCGCGCACTGGCGGCGATCCGCAGTACCCGGTGATCCGCGCCATCAACATCGATTCGCACTCGCGCGACCTGTCGGAGGTCGTGCAGAAGTTCGACAACAACGCCGACGAGGTGACGGCGATTCCGAAGTATTTCTACGGCGACAACCCGACGCAGGGCGCCGCCGGCACCATGGGCGGACTGTCGATGCTCCAGTCGAACGCCAACATCGCCCTGAAGGACCAGGTGATTTCCTACGACGAGGGGATCACCGTGCCGTTCATCGCCGGCATGTACCACTGGAACATGAACCCGCTGCTCAACCCGGACCCGAACTGCAAGGGTGACTACGAGGTGGAGGCGACGGGTGCGGCCTCGCTGGTGGCGAAGGAGGTTCGCGGGCAGATGCTGAACCAGTACGGCGCCAGTCTCCAGCCCGAGGAGCGGCCGTTCGTGGATTGGCGCAAGTTCGCCCAGCAGAAGGCGGAGGCGCATGAACTGGTCGGCATCATCAAGACCGAAAAGCAGATCGAGGCCGATGAGAACAGCGACTTGGCCAAGGCGCAGCGCGCGCTCGACGAGCGCACGCAGCAGCTGATGGTGGCCGAGATGGAGAAGAAGGTCGCCAAGCTCGGCGCCGAGGTGGAGCGCATCGCGGCCATGACGACGAACGAGCGCGTCAAGTCTGCCTATGCCGCCATGCAGGCGGCCGGCGTTGCCGTCACCAGTCCGGCGGTGGCGCCGGCCGGCGACGAGATCCTGCGCTCCGCCGGCTGGCGGGATGCCGCGCCCGGAACCGACACGGCCGGCACCGTTGCCAGCGTGCCGCCGCAGTCGTCGCCACCAATGCCTGAAACGGCGGGAGCCGGCGCGAATGCCGGCATCGAGACGGCGGAGATTCCGGGATGAGCCAGGTCGAGAGCTTCAAGATTGCCTGCGCGCGCCTGGGTGATGTGCAGAAGTTGCGCGGCAGTGTCGAGCACAAGGCCATTGTCGAAATGCTGGATGCGCTGGTTGCCAGCTACCAGGCCGAATGGATCAACGCCGCGCCGGCACGCGCGGCCGAATTGCAGATTGCCGCGCGCCAGTTGAGCAAGTTGCGGCACGCGATGATGGCAGACCACGAAACG